TGCGATGTTGAGATTGTTGTTGCCCCAACAGAACCTGTAGCTGTTGTGCTAACCGTTGCCAACGTACCCACCCCAACACTGAGTGTCCCTGCGCTAACTCCAACAGAAACAGTTCCGCTAACAGCTTTCGATGCGAATGCTGTTGTAAATGCCACCGTGCCGCCGCTTCCCGCTGTGCCGCTGACAACGCGCAAGGCTTTGTTGTCGTGTGTTGTTGATTTTGTCCAACCCGTAGGTGCTGCGGTTTGAGCAAACATCATCACGGTTCCAGCAGGGAAAGCTGTTGCTGCACCGTTTGTGATGTAACCGCTTGGATTGCTTGACGGGTAAGCCCCAAGGCTTGTCAGTGCGTTAGCGGCAGTGGTTGCGCCCGTGCCGCCATTTGCCACTGCAACTGTTCCAGTGACGTTTGCGGCTGTTCCTGCCGTGTTCTGGTTCAGAGTTGGAATGTCAGATGCAACCAACAACCTAAATGTGGGAACACCATCCGCAGCATTTGGAGCAGCAAGAACTGTTTTGGCTGTTTGACTTGCAAAGTTGGAAGGCGTGACCGCCAGCGTGCCGCCCAAAGTAATCGTGCCTGTTGTGGTAATCGTGCCGCCCGTAAGCGTCAGGCCGCTGACAGTGCCGGATGTTGCAACTGATGTGACAGTTCCGTTTCCGTTTCCAGTGCCTGCTCCAATAGCGGTGCGAAATGATGCAGCGTCTAATGTTGAAACGGTGTTGTCAGCGTTAAATCTTGGAAACGCAATCGCGGTCACGTTTGGAACCGTGAACACGTTTGCGCCAAGGGTTGTCGCGCCCAAATTTGTACGCGCCCCCGCCGCCGCTGTTGCGCCTGTGCCGCCGTTCGTAACAGCAAGAGTGCCGCCCAAAGTAATTGTGCCGCTGGTTGTAATTGGGCCGCCTGATGTAGTGAGTCCAGTTGTGCCGCCTGAAACAGCAACACTTGTAACCGTTCCGTTGCCAGCGCCAATGGCCGTGCGAAATGACGCCGCATCTAATGTGGACACCGTGTTGTCAGCGTTGAATCTTGGAAACGCAATTGCGGTTACGTTTGGAACCGTAAACACGTTTGCGCCAAGGGTTGTGGCTCCAAGGCTGGTTCTTGCTGAGCCCGCTGTTGTCGCGCCCGTGCCGCCGTTGGCGAGAGCCACTGTACCTGTCACGTTTCCAGCAGTAGTTGCGCTAGTCGCTGTAGTTGCGCTACCTGCTGTGGTTGCGCTACCTGCTGTGTCTGCATAGCCAGCGTGAATTTTTCGCCAAGCCGTAAAGCTGTTGGCTTCGTTATATCGAACAGATAAATATGGCGTTGTTGAATTTCGGTCAACTGCAAACATTGCGCCATATGAACCAGCACCTGTTGCAAAATAGTCCGAACCTAAACCGATGTACCAAGAATAGTATTGTGTGCCGCCTGTTCCGGGGCCGTTAGTGTTACCTTGAACAAACCTGTATCCAAAACCATAACTTGGCGTAGTTGCGTCAAATGACGTTATTGTACTGTGGGCGTTGCCCATGTTGTTGTACAAGTTCACTGCCGAAATGCTGTTCAACAAAGAGGCGTTTGATGCTGTCGCTGCATTGCCTGTGCAAGAACCTGATGAACCCGTTGTGTTTTGATTCCATGTCGGAACCGTTCCTGTCAATCCGCTGTACGCCACGTTGGTTGCTGTCGCCGCATTCCCGCTGATGCTTATCGCATAAGTTCCAGCCGCCAACGAATTAACTGTGCCAGATAGCGTCAAGTTGCCGCTTGTTGTAACTGTGCCGGACAAAGACAAGCCAGAGGCTGTTCCTGTTCCAGATACGCTTGTGACCGTGCCGCCTGAGTTGGTGTCTGTCCACGGCACGTTCACAACACCTTGCCCATCTGCGTTCACTTGCAGCGCATAGCTGCGGGAAGCCGTGGCGGTCACTGAATTTGCGGCCACGGTTTGCGCTGTGTCTGAACCCAACTCAATGCCGCCGCGAACCGTACTGGTAGCTGCTGGCAAGGAATACACGGTATCTGTCCAAGGGACGTTCACAACACCCTGATCCGCTGCGTTGACTTGCAAGCCGTAAGTTCTTGAGGCCGTGGCGGTCACTGAATTTGCGGCCACGGTCTGTGTTGTGTCTGAATTTAACTCAATACCACCCCGAACCGTACTGGTTGCTGCTGGCAAGGAATAAACAGTGTCTGTCCAAGGGACGTTGATGACCCCTTGACCATCTGCGTTGATCTGCAACCCGTAAGTTCTGGAGGCTGTGGCACTTACTGCGTTTGCGGCCACGGTTTGCGCCGTGTCTGAATTTAACTCAATGCCACCGCGAACCGTGCTGGTCGCTGCTGGCAAGGAATAAACAGTGTCTGTCCACGGCACATTCACAACACCCTGCGCATCCGCATTGACTTGCAAGGCGTATGAACGGGATGCTGTGGCCGTGACAGCGTTTGAAGCAACTGTTTGTTGCGTGTCGGAACCCAACTCAATCAAGCCAAGAACCGTTGAGGTGGCAAGGCTGTACGTTGTGTCTGTCCACGGCACATTGACAACACCTTGCCCATCTGCGTTCACTTGCAACCCGTAAGTTCTTGAGGCCGTGGCGGTTACTGCGTTTGCGGCCACGGTTTGCGCCGTGTCGGAACCCAATTCAATACCACCGCGAACCGTACTGGTAGCCGCTGGTAAAGAATAAACGGTGTCAGTCCAAGGCACATTGATGACCCCTTGACCATCTGCGTTGACCTGCAACCCGTAAGTTCGGGAAGCTGTGGCGGTTACTGAATTTGCGGCCACGGTTTGCGCCGTGTCTGAATTTAACTCAATACCACCCCGAACCGTACTGGTTGCTGCTGGCAAGGAATACACGGTGTCTGTCCAAGGCACGTTGACCACGCCTTGACTAGCTGCGTTTAGTTGTAGGCCGTAGGTTCTGGATGCCGTAGCCGTCACAGCGTTGGCCGCAACAGTTTGCGCGGTGTCAGAAGCCAACTCCACTAGACCAGCCACGGTTGATGTGGCAAGGCTGTATGTCGTGTTGACGCTAGAAATCGTGAAGTTGGGATATGTACCAGTGATGGTTGTCGCGCCGCCCTGCGTCAAAGCAACGGTCTGGTCTGGTGCGGTGTTGGTAATAGTTGGGTCTTGTGAGGAACCGTTGCCGTGAGCAATGCTGATTCCAGTTCCGGCTTGCAAAGTTCGCCCTGCAATTGCTCCGCTGCCGTTTTGCGTAAAAAAACCCGCGCCAGACAAGTTTTCAATAGCAGTAAGTTTGGTGCTCAAGCCAACATCAATGTTTCCACTTGTCGTGATGGGGCTTCCGCTTACAGTGACGCCTGTTCCGGGCGTGATTCCAACGCTCGTAACGGTTCCGGAACCCGCTGAACTGTTCACCCATTTGGAAGTTGTGCTGTTGTAGCTAAGTGATTGCCCGTTGGTTGGGCTTGATACAGCGACATCATCAAGGCCGCTAAGGTTACCCGCCCCCACCTGAACAACAGCCGTGCCGTTGTTGATGTAGACTTTTTTGTCGGCCATGTTGACACCCAACTCACCACTGGTCAACTCTGTGGTGTTTGGGACTTTTGCGGCTGTGTTTGACCGCTTGGGCTTGATGATGTTTGCCATATGGCTCCCTTGTCGCGCCTATATAGGCAGGGTTGATAAAAATTTAGAACGTGCCGCCGTCAATCGTAATGCCATCAAAGGTGGTCAGGTTTGTGATGCTGCCGCCAGTGATTGCAACGCTTGCCGCGCTTTGGGTTGACATTGTGCCCAATCCCGTGATGTCTGTGTTGGGAATTGTAGACGAGGCAGTCATGGCTGTTGTGCCAGTACCCTTGACGTAGCCAGTCAGCGTTGTCGCGCCTGTACCACCGTTGGACACAGCCAGAGTGCCAGTAACGCCTGTGGTCAATGGCAAACCCGTGCAACTTGTCAAAGTGCCGCTAGATGGTGTGCCAAGATCTGGAGTAACCAAAGCAGGGCTGGTTGCAAATACCAATGCTCCGCTACCAGTTTCGCCAGTAACTGCTGCGGCCAAGTTTGCGCTGGAAGGTGTTGCAAGAAAGGTGGCAACACCAGTGCCTAAGCCGCTAATGCCGGAAGCCACGGGCAAACCAGTACAGTTTGTCAAAGTGCCAGATGTTGGTGTGCCAAGATCTGGAGTAACCAGTGTTGGGCTTGTAGCCAACACGTTTGCGCCGGAACCTGTGCTGGTAGTTACGCCTGTACCGCCGTTTGCCACTGCAACGGGTGTAGCAAGAGCAAACGTGGTCCCGGTAAGGGTAAGGCCAGTGCCAGCGGTATAGCTGCCAGCGCCGCTAAACTGCGCCCAAGTAATTGGGGTTGTGCCCAACGTGCCGCCTTGGTTGACAGTACAGACCCATCCTGTGTCGGCTTGTGTTGTTCCTTGCTCAATAAAAGTGTAAGCAGCCGGAAACTCCGAATACACATCCATGTCAGAAGAACGTGCCCATGCCGATGCGCTTGCGACATAAATACCGTTGTCGGCTTGTGCGGTTTGGTTCTTCACCAGCACACGATCACCAGCAGCAACAGTAATGCCGTCAACGGTCAGAAGGCCGCTGAGTGTGGCAATGTTGGCGGTAGATGCGACAACGCAAGATGCCTTGGTGTCCAAACCTTGTGCCGTGCTGTCCACATACGATTTTGTTGCAGCGTCCTGTGCGTTTACAGGATCGGCAAGGTTGGTCAAGTTTTGGCTGTTGAAGCTGAATGCTGCCGTAGGCACAGACAAATCAGACAGGCTTGCTTGTGAGCCAGCAGTTGCCAAGCCTTTGGCGTTGATGGTCACTTTGGTGTAAGTGCCCACGTTGCTGTTGACGGTCGCCAGTGTGCCAGTGCCAGTGACGTTGGCCGTGCCATCAAAAGAGCCGCTGGTGTAGGCCAAGTCGCCAGTGATGGCAATAGTGCGTCCAGTTGCAAGGGCTGTAGCTGTGCCAGCATTGCCAGTTACAGAACCAGTAATGGGGGTACTGAACGTCTTGGTTCCACCAATAGTCTGGTTTGTCGAGGTGTCAACGAAAGCGCCAGTACCCGCAATTGCGATGACACTGGTTGCGCTGCCGCCAGCGCCGCCTGTACCTGTGCCGTAGTACAGCACATTGGTTTGTTCGTTGAACGCAAGTTCAGCGTTTTGAAGGGTTGCGGGTGCGCCAGAGCCACCACCGTTTGCTCTGCGTTTGATGCGAATTGTGTTTGCCATGATGCTATTCCTCAGTAGTTTCCACCGTCAGTGATTTCCACTTGCGGCACGTTTGTCCATTCATTGTCTAAAAACATTAGCGCATCGTAGTTGGACGGAGTTGACACGCTAATTGGATAACCGCCGATGGCGTTTGGACCCGGAGGGCCAACAAAGCCACGATCAAGGCTGATGACTTGATTTGGTGTTGGGGTGATGCTTGCAGTAATGCTTGTGCTATTTAAGTTGATGACTTGTGAAGTCGTTTCAACATTTGCAATCAAGCTGTTACCGCTTTGTACCGAAACATTGACGCTTGCCATGATGTTTACTCCACAACGATACCGTCAGAGCGCACCAAAAACATCAAAAATATAATTGCATCGTCAGCAGGAACTGTTATGCCCACAGCAGGGAAACCAATTTTTACTCGGCCTGAGTATCCAACGCAGTTTTGTGCGTTGATGTCTAGTCCGGGGTCGTTATCCATCAACCCCCAAGCTGCGCTGTCAATCACCAAAGTGAATACGCCAGTAAGGTTGTCGCGATTTGTAATTGTCAACGGAATGGATGGGGGTGTTGGCGTGTAGTTGTCAATGTCAAACGTCAACCCATTGCGGGTATCTTGAATGTTTGTGACGTTGCGGCGAACAATCTGAGCGTCAATTGTTGCGCCAGTTAGGTTTATCGGGGTTACATTGTCAGCACTTTTCAGGTTGAAATTCCAAAAAGTTTGCTGATCCCAAACCAATTCTCCGGCAATGATAGGGTTGTCAAACCCTGACACTTGCGTAAGTGAGTTTTTGTTAAAGACAGCCATAATTTCCCTGTACTCAGGTGGTGACGCTCCCTATGTACTCACAGGGCTACGAGTATTGTCATGTCTTGATGAGATTATGCCTTATTAAGCAGTTCTTCGCCACATACAAACGGTGATGTATGGCTGAAGGTTAGCGTTTGTGGCGCTGGAGCCTGTTGTTGAAATACCAACAGAGATGCCTGTTGATGAAGATGCAGTGTTTCCATAAAGAGAAATATTAGGTCCGGGTCCACCATAGCCAAACGATCCAGAACCTGTGTCAGATAAAAAGCTACCCGCAGGGGGTGCGTGCTGGTGTCCGGGGTCAGTAACAGTAGCTGTGTGCGAATGACTTACAACAACAGCGTCTTTACTACCGCCTGTTTCTTGCAACGTGTCAAAAGCAGAATCACCTGCATTTAAACCCACCATAACTCGACCAGCACCAAAAGCTGTCCAAGTTCCAAAGCCCAACAATGTTGCAGGGTTTGTTGTAACTCCAGCATTGATGTAAATTGATCCAACAGGATAAATTGATGCCGACAAGTTAGAAACAGCAGCAGCAACGCTAGATGCTCCTGTACCGCCATTAGCTACAGGTACAGCGTTTACAAGACCGTCAGTAGCGTCTAGTTGACCTGCTGTGTTGAGGTTGTTTGCAAGTTGCGATAGGTTAAAGGCTTGAGTCATGTGATGTCCTTATGCTGCGCCATCTCGGGCAAAAGTTTGTTGATTCAGAAGGGTTAAATTGTTGTTAAATGCTGTGGTCAAAATGTAATTTGCCGAACTCGCAGTGTAATCATATGACGCACCTTGTGCAAGCAATGCGCCGTTGGCAAAAATCTCCAACGACAGTGGGTTGCTTGTGAACGGGTATGTTGTTTGACCTGCTGTTGAGTAAGCGGTGACGTTAACCACGTTAGATGCTGGCACGTTCAAGTTGTTTGGCGCGAACAAAATAATGGTCATATTTCCTGTCAATGGGGCAGGGAACCCATCAATCGCCAAACCACTAATGTTGTAGTCAATTTCGTTTATCTGTGCGCCGTTTACATAAATTGACTCAGCACCGTTCTGAATTGCCCATGTTGTTGGCGTGTATGTTGTTGCAGCAGTTAGGGCGACCTTGTATCTGCTGAATGGCGCATAGTTTGCACCAGCAGCCCGAGCAATATAAACTTGATTGCCAGCAGTTGCACCTGCAATGGTCGTGGTAAAAGTAATCACCTTTGTTGTGGTGTTTATGCTTTGAACAGTGTATTGCGTTGGAGGACTTGGCAATACAACGTCTGTAAACGTCATCTTGTCGCCAACATTGACAATTTGCCAAGGCGCATTGCTGTATGTGATTGTGTTAGTTGTGCTTGACGCAATCGTCATGTTCGTCTGCACATAGGACGCAGATGTGCTGACACCACGCATGTAAAAGATAGCAATCACTTCTCCAGCAGCGCAAGCATTTGCCATCACAACAGTGGTAGATGTTTCAGAATACTCGGTCGTATCCAGTAAAACACCATTGCGGAAAACCAAAATCCAGCCAACCGTGTGAGTGTTGCTGAATGTGGTTTGTGCGGCAGTTGCTGTATATACAGTTTCCGTGTAGAAGAACTGATCTTGCTCAAGAAAGCCGACCACTCGACCATATACGTCTACGGTCAATTTTGCAACGTCAAAAGACTTTGTATAAATTCCTGTACCAAAATTCAAAAACTGCTGCAAGTTAACCCGCATTTGTCCATCAGTATTGTTGGTGATAGACAAGAATCCATCATTTTGATTAGGACTAGAAAAGCCATTAACAATAACTTGTCCAGTCGATCTGTCTAAGTCAATGAAACTTTGTATTCCAGCAGTAGGGTCAATCAATCCTGACCATACAGTTGAATCATAAACAGAGGTTTCGCTTGGTACAAATGCACCACCGAGGTTGACGTATCCCGCATTGCCTACAGCAAAGCTAAATTTTCTATTGCTACGATTTGCGTACAACAAATAATTGTCAGCAGTTGTCCCAAAATTTACAGGTGACAAATACCATTTGTATAGCGTTGGATCAGTGCCGCCGTTTGCAATCACGTTGTTGTACAAACCGTAATATGCTTTGTTTCGAGGGCTAAAGCTGAAACCAGATGTGCCTGTTGCATTATTCGCATAGGCAACAGCAATGTATCTGTCTGTGTATTGAAATGTTGTTGGACTCCAAGCAAAGACAGTGCTTGCTGGTGAATACTCGCTGTTGGCAATTGGATTGACCAATCTAGCAAACAGATACCAGTTGCCAGCAGGGATTTGCAGGTTGACTGTTGGTAATGTTTGACCAGCAGTATAAGGAACACCGTTGCTAGGCAGTGATGTAGTCCCGCCAAGCAATCGTTGCGTTGCGGTTGGGCTTGCAAATGCGGAATACCAAATTTCGGCATATGTTGCAAAACTAGCGGAAGTCATAAATGGCTGCACGTTAAAGCTAGGAACAGCAGCATTAGGAAAGCTAGAGGTCACTGTAGGCGCTGGAACAGGGCCAAAGTAGGATGGGTCAGGTAGGTCTGAGTTAGGGGCTGGAATGTACTTTGTAATGTCTTGATCGTCATAGACTTGGGCGTTGTACTCGTTCAATTCAAACGATGCGCCAAGGTTGCCATCAGGCAGCGACACCTCAGACACACGCATAACCCTAAACGGCTTGTTTGACCAGCCGTAAGATGAGTTGGTCACAGTCACCACATCGCCAGCGTCAACCTGTATGCCAACATATGCCGTGCTGAAGCTCACAATCAGGTCTTCACGGGCTTGCTCAAGGATTCGGTTTGCAAGATACTGCGCCTGTACCGAATCGTTGGTCATTGCAAATTGAACCGACTGCTTGTTAATTGGTTCGTTGGGGTACAGCAGACCTGCTGGAGTTTCAATATAGACAAAATCAGATTGGTCACGATTGTCGCCGCGAGGAAACTCGGCTTCAATCTGGTTGACGCTGCTTGTAATGTCGTAAGCACTAACGCGAATTTCACCAACAATTGAATTGTCATCAAACGCATATGCTGTTGACGTATCCTTGTTAATGACAACGCTCCATTTGCCTTGTGCTGCGTTGTATTGATTCCAAGAATCGCACACAATCATTATTGAGTTGATGTTGTTTAAGCACGACTGACCAGTATCAATAACACCGTTGATGCGGTAACGAGGTTGTGTTTGTGCGCCTGTTGTATCTGTGTAAGGTATTAAGCCATCAGAGTAGGTGTTCAATGCTGTGGCAGATGTTGCGTCTACCAAGTCTGCTGGCATAGCGCCGCCGTACTTTTCGTTTGTAATGTAGTCATACCAAACGTCCCCCGGCTTCGCAGCACCAGTACCGTTAAGGTAATGGCTAACAGAAAAGGTCAGAGTCTGCATATTTGTAGTCTCTGCTTCACGGTTGTAATTTATTTTTACAATTGCAAAACCAAGACCGTTCATTTGACGATTAGATGCCGCCCACCGCAACTCAACAGGCAAGTCTGAGCCGCCCATGTAAGTTGTTGGCAAAGCCGCGCCGTTAACAGAAGTGATGACACCAGCTTCTGTTGACTTGTACAAAGCTATGAACAAGTTGTCACTAACCTTAGTGTCCACGTTACCTGCGCTGTCAGTCAGGCTTACAACCTTTGTTTGGTCTGTGCCATCAAAAGTAATCTTGCGATCACCCCAATACATTTCTGTTAGATCAAATGAGAATTGACCGTTAGGGCTGATGTGCGAAATTGCCAGAACGTAGTACATTGTTTTGGCATCAGTGCTAAGAGCCGCATCAACAAACGAACCACCCATGTAAGCATCGCCGTACACAACAGGAATGCTGTTTGTTGATGATGGTGGAACTTGCTGACGTACACCGTTATCTACTGCTTGATTGCCACTTGCATCAGGCGCAAAAGCACGGGCAAACAATGAGGAAACTGCAAAGTTAATTGCAAATGTTGCCGCTGCAAGACCAAATGAACCCAAGGCAGCCGCAGCCATAAAAGTGCTGCCGTAAATAGCCGATAAAACTAAGGTTGCTACCATGTCTATTCCTTAACAAAACTTGCGCCGACAGCTTTGTATCCGCGCTTTGTGTAATTTATCAATGGGCCATTTGCTGAAACTGATGTGTAGGCACAATGTATAGCGCCATCATCAAGCAGTTTACTGGCTATCTTGTCGTATTCAATCCAAAGTTTTCCACCAACAAGATTATTTCTGTGTTTATGGTCTACCCACCACAACAACTCATGCAATTCCACAACATCAGGACACCAGATATTGTTTTGCTTAATGGCAATTAGTGTTCCTGTCATGTGCTTATCAATCAAGATAAACCCGCGACCATTGATGATGGAAAACAACAATTGCTCAACGTGCTTAACTAAATGTCTTGTCGTATCGCCAAGAATGTTAACAGGGTACTCTTTTGAGTAAGCCTCTACAAACTCTAGCAATCTTGGAATGTCGTATCTTGTTGCAAGTCTAATCATTATGATGAAAAGTTTGAGTCAAAATTTGTATCTGATGGAGCGTTTGAAACCGCTTGGCTTCCTGATGTCGGCGCACTGCCAAAGTCAAAGTATGACCCTGCAATAGATGGAACTCGGTTCATGCTGTTGTCGCCGGGATAGAAGGCTTGCCAAATCTTAGGCGTAGTGCGAACACCGCCAACCCTGTTCTCCAAGATTGTGCGGAAAGACGCACAAGACAAGCCTACCGTAGCAACACGGCTTCTAGCTTGCTCGTTCCAATCTTCAGTAATGGAATAGTTGGAAACAATGCCCTGATAGCGTTTGAAGAACTGCAAGGTAGGTGTTGTGATGATCTGATTGTTTGAGTCCATAAAGCCGCGCCAAACTTCAATGCGCGATCCTTTAATGTCAGACCCCAAAACGATTGATACGTTTGTTCCATCAACACCTGTTAGCGAAATGCTCAAATCAGAACTGTTGGCCTTAATGTCACGCTTGATATCAGAAAGCTGCAACAGACTGCCAAGGTGTAAAAAGGTGATGCCACTTACCGTAATAGGTGCAGCAGCATTGCAAAAAGTGTAGGTGTTAGACGGCATCGTCAGCCGAATAAACTCAGCATGTCGGATAGACGAACTATCCAATGCTGTCATTGTCGTAGTCATGTAATGTCCTCTCTAAATACAAACGCATCGTCCCAATTAACTAATGCGCTTGCTGGATATGGCGTTAGTGTATAGGTGGGACACTTTTCTGCCAAGACCCTAAATGTGCAATTGTTGCCGCAAGCCACAGCAGCGCCAGATACGGGCGAACCAATAACAGGTCGATGAATGCTCACAGTTGCCGTTGCACCTGTGTAGGGTACGTCAGCCGTGATCTTGTAGCTGTAGCCGCCAATCATAATGAAGTCACCAGCCTTAAAGATTGCTCCAGTAGACGCTGGTAAATTGGCAAGAGACAAAGTTTGCGAGTTGGCAACAGGTGTAGCACCTAGTGTCACGGTCGTTGGCGTTGTGGCTGCACCACCTTGGTATTTCGTAAACCAAGATAAATTTGTGCTATTAAAAGTAATTGTCTCTGGCAATTGCCTGTCAAGATTGTCAATGGTTTGAATGATTTGCCGGGATGTTGCATAGGCCAGATAGTTGTGTGGCATAACAGTGAACACCCAAGGCACAGCAGTCAGGTACTGAGCCACACGCATTTGACCAGAACGGCTAACCTGCTGGCCTACCGTTCTGCGGTTGTTAACAGTCATTGACTGTTGCACCTGAAAAATGGTTTGGAATGACATCAAGTTCTCCCGAAATTAGTAGACAGGTTTTTGTTGGCGTATTGGTTTGCCGCCCAGATTGTGTTTGAGCTACCAAGCAAACGATCTTCAAACGACTTAACGTCAATGGCGTTGATGTAGTTGTTTGTGACGTTGGTGGTGCTGCCCATGCCCATCTGGTTGTTTGGAATAATTGTCCCAGAGCCTGATGGCATAAACAATTCTGGCCCACGTTCACCCACGATGTACGGGCTACCTGCGCTTACAGGGCCACCTGTGGCTTTTCCCGTTACTCCCGATGCCTGATAGACATTTGCAAACCAGCCATCATTTGATGGGTTGGGGCCAGTTGCAAGACCAAAAGCCGCACCCAAAAAGCGCATCACAGCAGCTTTCATTTGGATTGCAATCAAGTCTTGAATGATGCTACGAGCCAAATCCTTCATGCTTAACTTGCCTGTCTTGACAAAGTTGTCAATGGCAGAAGACAAGTTGCCAAACACGCTATCAAACACTTGCTGTGTGCGCTTGGCAGACTCATCCATAGTCACAAACATTTTTGCAATTTCTTCTTGCTTGTTAAGGTCTGCAAGTTGAGATTCTGATTTGTTTTCTCTGCTTTCAAGTTCTTTGCGTTTTCTTGCATATTCCAAAGAAATTTGCGCTAACTTTTGCTCAGTTTCTGTTGCGTAAATTAATTGGTATTTAAGCTCAAGCGACTTGCGTTGAAATTCAAGTTCTTCAGTTTGGTTGTATGCGCCCAAATCTGCTGTTTCTCTTGCTTTGCTTTTACGAACAAACTCATCATCAATGTCTTTTTGGTAAGCAAGTTTTTCTTCTTGTTCTTCCATGTATTTTTTAATCTGAATTTGCTTTATTTTTTCAGCGGTTTCAGTGGCAATCGCAATAGACTTGTATTGATATATTTGAAGATTTTTTTCAGCAAATTGATTGTCTTCTTGAGTGTTTTTAGCTTTCATCTCAAGCTGTGCGTCAGAGAGCTTTTTGGCAGCGTCTAACTGAAGCATCTGTATTTCATTGGCGCTTTGTTTGGCAACTGCAAATTGTGCTTCTGCTTCTGCTTTTGCCAGTTCTGCGGCCTTGGCTATACCCATAGGCCCATACTTGTCTTCTTTGCGAATGTCATCTGCATTTTTTGCTGCGGCTTTAGCTCTTGCTTTTGCAGCCTCGTCTTCCATTAACATAGACTTCAGCAGCAACTTTC